CACCCGAGCTATTCCCTGCAAAGTTTTCATCTGTCAGGTTCGGTACGTGACTAAAGGTGTAAATATCCTCTTTCAAGGCTTTGCGTAAGATTTCAGTAGCGCCCTCGTCCAGCATATTTTTTAAGAAGTCAGCTTTGGCATCCATTGGAAGCTCCAAAAGCCCTTCTTCATTGAGGATAGACATAGCTTTGTGGGTTTCTTCAGGCGTGTCTCCTAATTGCGCTCCGTACAAAACAAGGATAGACTCGATCGCTTGCTCCTTGTCATTAACACGGTTACCCATCAAAGAATTATAAGCATCAATCAAGCTGATTTGTTGCTCGTAGTCACCAATTGCAAAGTTGTTATTTCGATATTCAATGATAGGAACCTGACCAAGATTATGCGGTTCTACTTGTTCGTTTCGTGTGGTACCCATACTCGAATCACGCAGCACGATGTGATAGTGAAGATTCTGTGTGAAAACTTCCGCTTGATACTTAGTAGCATCCTTAGAATCATCTTTTATCTCGTAGTAGTACACCGCAAAGAGAACTTTGCGTTCAATACTATCGTCGTAAACTAAGAACACATTCTCAGGGTCTATACTAGTTGAATCAAGTTCTGTCAATCCTTCCTTGGCGTAGATGTACTCATAAGCACGACCGTAGATGGACATGTTCAAAGCGTTCTGTGTGTCTACTTGGTCAATTTCAGCACCATCGAATGCCACAAGTAAAGACTCGATATCACTGTCTGCAGTATTGTTATACTTGACGGCATTACCCATAAAATAACCTGTGGCCGTGTCAGCAATATCCTTGGCATGGTTGGCTACTGTTCTGAAATTCGGGGCGTTCTTATTCCGTCGTTCATGTTTCAAGATAGCATGATCGCCCATGTAGTAGTTCTTCAACTCCTTCAATCGTTGACGTTCTTGTGTGTGCTTTTGAATCAGCTTGTAAATCAATTCTTTGTTCAAAGCTGTTTCGTCATATCCCTCTCTCGGATAAGTTAAAATCTGATACATTTAATTCCTTTCTATAAACCATAAAGAGATTTTCTCTTAACGGTAGCCTTTGGTTGTGCATGTTGCGAGTAAATCGCATAACGCACCGCGTCCAGCACGTCGTCGTTCTCTTTCACTGGCTCGCCTGTCTTTTCATTCCAGATGTATTGATAGACTTCATCTTTGAACTTGCTAACCTTATCTGATACAACAAAAAATCGCCCTGCTTTCATAAGCTTAGCGACTTCTTCAATACCAGACAACACTGCTTTATTAGCGTTGAATGTTTTTAATTGTTCTCTTTGAAATCTAGCAACGTGTTCAGGTCGTGCGCTATCCGCCCAAAACGTGATGTTCCCATAACGTCTTTTTATGTCTTTAGCTACGTCCACCCAAAAATCGATCTCTTGATGTTGATATGCGTGTTCCTCTAAGAGATAAACCGAACCGTCCGAGGTTTCTCCGATAACCACGATAGAACCGTAGTGTTCATAACCCCAGTCGACACCAGCGTATACTTTTGCGATGTCTTCTGGTACATTATCCACAAACATACTCTCGCTAAAATCACGATAGACTACACCTTCACCAGTTACCCACAGCCCGAGGATGTCTCTGTCGTAAAATACACCCGCTGGCGTAGCATTCTTGATATTCTCACGGTATCTATCAGACATGAATGTGTTATCATCCAACTTAAAATGAAAATCTATAATCATATCATCGTCTGAGTTGATATAATCCCGTCTAAGCCAATGTGTCGGGATATCGGGGTTACTGTCCCAAATGATCCGTGCACCTTCTCCCGAACAACGAGAGATAATCTCTTTAAATACTTGTTCGTTAGCTAATGACGCTTCATTTATGTAAGCTCCAAAAGCAGTAAAACCACGAGCGCGTTTTAAACCAGAAATTGAACCAGTATAGACTTGTACAACCTTGACACCACAAAGGGTAAAGGCTCCGTGTTTATCGTATTTAGGTTCAATATCAAACATGTTATAAAGCTCTTGGATGATATTGTTTTGTATTGACGTTGAAGATGTTCCAGCTAATATATACATCGGTTCATCAATATTCAACCTATCTGCTGTCTCTCGAACCCGTGCAATTTCATTCATAAAGACAATGTTATCTAAAACAGTCTTACCTGAACGCTTCGCGCCATGCAGACCACAAATAAAAAAATCATCTTTCAAAACTCTTCTAAGGACTTGCTCTTGTTTCGGAGTGAACTTATTCATCATCAAAAGCACCTCTTAAAGCTTTGGCGAATTCAATTAATTTGTCATCTTGTTCATCATCTACGCCAATTTGTGATTTAAGTTTTTCAATTCGTAGTTTTTGCTCTTCAGTAACTAAACTTGAACGAGCTAACTCATCATAAGCTTTAATCATATTCCTTAATTCAGCTTGAGTTCTCGCAATAGCGTTTAAAGCACTCGCTTGCTTATCCCAAGCGGTGTGGTATTCGTAACTAGTTACATCCGCTCCGTCGCTCGATATCAAAGCAGTGAGATCTTCTTTATCAGATACAAACATTATCCTTTGAGAGTGTAGTAAGTTTGCATAGGTTAACTGAATATTCTCCCAAAGAATATCAATCGGTTGTTTATCTGCCAATTGCTCATATATCTCATGCACTCCTTGTGGTAGATACTTCGCAAACAGACCGTGTTTGAGGGCGTTTTGCGAACCTTTAGGTGCTCCATGACCAATTGCATTCTTATTTCCAATAGGTGCACCTCTTGGCTTTTTGGGTGCACCCTTTTTTGTACGTGTCCAATTATGTCTGCGTTGCCATGATTTGACAGTATTAATTGAGACATCATGCTTGGTAGCGATGTCTTTATACTTCATACCTGATTCATAATCTTTACGTGCTAGTTCGCTTTTTTCCATACCCTCCTCCCTGCTTTGTTTATTTTGAAAATCAAAAAGTCACTCAATGAGTGACTGTATGCGGTAAGTGGGTGCCTCCCCCACCAGATCCTTATATAGCGCTACTTTATCTCTGTCCTACAGGTTAATCAGCCTAAATCTAATTACCGCCCTGTACCCCTATTGTGATAGCTACTCACAGAGATACAATTGGATCGACAGGACTCGAACCTGTGACATCATCCGTCTACCATATATCCATTAACCAGCGTGAGACTACCGCTTTAAGCGAGTGACTTTCGATAACTTATAGTTTATTATCTTGTCCACAAATATTCCTACTTGTATCACTCATGCACGATTGGTTAGACCAATCACTCCTTACATCGCAAACTACTAAGCCATTTTTCAATTAACGAAGACCCCGCTAAAAGTCTAAGCTGCTTTACTCTTTGACTTTACTCTCATCCTTGCGAGACTTGAGCAGGCAATCTAATTGCCGAAGTACACTTTCATTTGCGACGGGCGATGACTTTTGCTTTTTTGAATTTTTTCTATTTTAAATAGCATTACAATATAAAAATCATCTTTCATCTATCACAGACACGCATCGCCATGTGTTTCATTCTCTTTTGAAGAACAAAATGCACAGCGCCTGCTTGTTATCGATCGTTTTGCGGACAATCGACTTACCTTACATACTTTTGGGAGGCACCCGATTTTTGTAAGATATGGTATTAAGCTCTTGTTGCACCTCGAACAAAATACCTCATTCCTCTTATAGACTCGTCTCACAGCCAAACTGCCACGTTTGCATTTCCTCAACACCTTGTCGTTGGAATTTTCTGCTTTAACTTCGCCTACCTATTCCAAAACTGAAATAGTTAAGATTGAATTGCTTAGAATGACCATTGCTGGCAGGAAGTTTGATAGATTTAAAAACATCCTTTTCCTGAGTTACCACAGATTATCTAGGCTAAGCCCTAAAAAAATGCAAGGCGACTGCAAAGCCCTGCGGAGAACCAATAGTATATTGTCTTTTTAAATTTATTTTTTTGCAGTCTTAAAGGCGACGGTCGGAATCGAACCGACGGAGCAAAAAGCTTGGAGAGTTTACCATTTTAAAATTAAAGAGATTATAGAACCTTTCGTCGCCGTAAAGGGCGCAATGCCCTTCAATAAAAAATATATAGGAGTCTTTCAGCCTCTTGCTGATACTATCATAATATCACTTTAAA